AATAGAGAAAAAGAATCTTTAAAGGCCAATCCCAGTTTAGCGGCACACTATACGGCTACAGCAAACAGACGTGCTAACGAAGCCGCTAGTGGCGATACGTCTAATACAGATTCTGCAAATGAAGCCGCCGACTCTAGTGGTGGTGATTGTTGTTTTATCATGTTAGAAGCTCGTTACGGTAATGGTACTATGGATATGGTAGTACGTAAATATCGTGATGAATATATGACGGATCGTAACCGCAGAGGTTACTACAAAGTTGCAGAAGTGTTTGTGCCTCTTATGCGAAAGTATCCAGTATTTAAATGGTTTATTACAAAAATATTTGCAGATCCGCTTGTTTCCTACGGTAAATATCATTATAATGAAAAAAAGATTGGCGTTATATTTACTCCCGTTAAAAACTTTTGGATGAAACTGTTTGATGTAGTGGGAGGAAATACTAAGTTTATTCGTGAGAATGGCGAGACTATATAGGAATATAATATGGAATTTACACAATATACTGAACTTGTAGCTAAACGTTTTAATGGCTTACAAGAAGATGATAAAGATATTATCCGTAGTTTAATGGGTACATCACAAGGTCGTGTACTTGGTAAAGTACTTGGCCCAGAAATAATGACTAATGTTAATTTAGGTAAAGCTAAAAAACCAGTTGTTAAAAAACGTGGACTAGCAACACGTTAAATTGCTAGATACGCTGGCTACTCATCCCCCATCCAACATGGCTACGGTGGCCCCAGTAAGGAAAATATAATGGCTAATGATATTATGGCAGAAGAAATGCAAACAGAAAAGAAAGTTGCATTTGCTAATCGTAAATATAATAATGAAGACAAACGTAAAAAAGAAGAAGAAGAATTAGAACAACTTATTGCAGAACAAAAAGGTGAAGCGGTAGAAGTTGTTCAAGAGTCTGAGCCTACTGGTGCAGAAGAAAAAAGTTTTAAAAAACGTTACGGCGATCTTCGTAGGCACATGCAAGATAAAGAAAAGTCTTGGGAAGATAAGTTTAAACAGCTTGAAGGTCAGTTAAAAGAAGTAACACAAAAAGAAATTAAATTGCCTAAGTCGGATGAGGACATTGAGGCATGGGCAAATAAATATCCAGACGTAGCAGCTATTGTAGAAACTATTGCAATTAAAAAAGCACGTGAACAGTCTGCAGGTTTAGAAGATCGTGTAAAAGAAATTGATGAGATGAGAGCTACAGCATCTCGTGAAAAAGCAGAAGCTGAATTAATGCGAGCACACCCAGACTTTGGTGAAATTCGTGACAGTGACGAGTTCCATGAGTGGGCTGACGAACAACCTAAGTGGGTACAAGATGCACTGTATGAGAATGACAGTGACGCTCGTTCAGCAAGTCGTGCAATTGATCTGTATAAAGCAGACAAAAACATTAAAACAAAAAAACCTGCAAGCACTAAAGATGCTGCACGTTCTGTAAACAGTCGTAATAATCGTAGCCAACCTGAAGAATATGATTCATCTACAACATTTAAAGAATCACAAGTAGCTAAGATGTCACCTCAACAATACGAAAAAGCATCTGACCAAATTATGGAAGCTATTCGTACAGGTAAATTTGTTTACGATATGTCTGGTTCTGCCAGATAAAGCTATTGACATATAATATATTTATGATATAACTATATGTACAATCGGTAGTATGGCCCTGTTAGGTATTAACTACAGTTACCCGTACTACCAATTAACTAAACTATCCGCAAACAACAATACACGCTTTCGGACAACCTAATGTCTCATGGCCCGTTTTGCTAGAAGGTAGGCCAACTTTCTAATAAACGCACCCTAGTAGAATTAGCCTCTGTATAAGTCATTAGTCGTTTGCATCTGTGATTTAATGCTAGGAGAAAATAAAATGGCATTTACATCCGCTGCTGGACATGGCAATTTACCCAATGGTAATTTCTCACCAGTAATTTATAGCAAACAGGTGCAACTTGCTTTCCGCAAAGCATCAATCTGTGAAGCTATTACTAACTCCGATTATTTTGGAGAAATCGCTGCAATGGGCGACTCAGTTAAAATTATCAAAGAACCTGAGATCACCGTTAAAGCATATGAGCGTGGCACAACCATTACACCACAAGATCTTGATGACGAAGATTTCTCATTGACAATCGACAAAGCCAATTATTTTGCTTTCAAGGTTGACGATATTGAGGAAGCCCATTCCCACGTCAATTTCCAAAGTCTTGCAAGTGATCGTGCTGCGTATCGTTTGTCAGATCAGTTCGACCAAGATGTACTTGGTTACTTAACTGGTTTTAAGCAATCAGCTATTCATGGTACACCTGACACAGTTAACACAACTGTTAATGGTACTGTGGCTGTTTCAACTGCAGGTACAGATGAACTGTTGTCTTCAATGAAACTTGACGCAGCAGCCTTCGGTGGTTCTGCGGGTGATGCGCTTGCCCTTCAGCCACGTGCTGGTGGTGCAACTGACACTACTCCTGCTGTTGGTGATACTTTCCCATTAACTGTTATTGCACGTATGTCACGTTTGTTGGATCAACAAAATGTGGATACTCAAGGCCGTTGGTTGGTAGTAGATCCAGTATTTATGGAACTTCTGAAAGACGAAGACTCACGTTTGTTTAACGCCGACTTCGGTGGTTCAGGCTTGGCTAATGGTCAAATCGGAATGAACATTCATGGTTTCCGTGTTTATCAATCAAACAACTTACCAGCCGTTGGTACAGGTCCGTCCTTTACAGGTACGAACTCATCTACTAACTATGGTATGATTGTTGCTGGTCACGATTCAGCCGTTGCAACTGCAGAGCAGATCAACAAGACTGAAACATATCGTGATCCAGATTCATTCGCTGACATTGTTCGTGGAATGCATCTATATGGTCGCAAGATCCTTCGTCCAGAAGCTCTTGTGAACGCTAAGTATCACTTGGCATAAGAGGAGAACTAGACAATGGCTACTATTACTGCACAACTAGCTCCTGCACATGGAGCTTCTTCACGTGGGCGTCAGCCTTACATGGTAGAGCAAACAATCGACCTAACGGCAAATAGCATTGCACCTGCTGATGTAGTACAAGCTATCACTGTTCCTGCAAATACTAAAATTATTGCTGCAGGTATTCAAGTGACAGCTTCCGCTACTATGAATACAGGTACAGATGCTACTGCTATCTTGGGTACAGCCGTAGACGATAATGAGTACGTGGCTGCTTTTGATATTGATGGTGCTGCAGATGGAGCGTATGCTCCTTCCGCTGCTGTATCGGGTGATGTTGTCATTACTTCTGCAGATACACTTGACGTAACACTTGCAGGTTCTGGCGCATCATTTTCTGCAGGTACACTACGTGTATACGCTGTAATGATGGACGTTAGCGCACTAGGCGAGATGTCTGCTGACGAAGTAGGTCGTGACGCACTTGCGTAACTAAATAATTAAGGGGCTGCTTTCGGGTGGCCCTTTAACTACATAAGGATTTTAAAATGCGTAAGAAAAAAGGATATGCTTTAGGTGGTGTTACTACACCTGAACAAGAAGATAGTAAATACCGTCCTTCTGCTAATCGTGCACCTCAAGGCATGATGTCCTCACGAGGCACTGCTTCAGCTATGGGTTTATATGATGGTGGCGTAGTAGTTAAAAAGAATTACTGTAATCCTGTAAAAATTGTAGATAATCGTAAAAAATAATGGCAGGTATTAACTTCAGGACAGCCAGCAAGTTTGCTGCAGTTACAGGTAACTCTGCTAGTAGTACTAGCAATCCTAATAATGCTACGGTGTTATTTACTTGTCCTGAAAGTCACGAAGCTGAAATAGTTTTTCTTATGATAGCTAATGAAGATAGCTCTACATCTAACATAGGAATACAAGTATACCATGCAGATGACAACACGTACCATATGCTAGTAGGTGAAGAGTCTATAGCAGGTAATAACCATACACAGTTTATTGGTGGTGGGCCTTTGTTTTTACATGCAGGTGATAAGGTCTTAATATTTAGACACACTTCTTCACACAACTTTGATGCTACACTTTCTGCTAGATTATATTTTACACCTGCTAAAAGGTTATAACAATGAGTACTTTTCTTAGTCTAACTAACGAACTTTTACGTCGATTGAATGAAGTTCAAATTGACCAAGCAGACTTTGCTAACGTTAAAAACGTTCAAGCATTGGCTAAAGATTCTATTAACTCATCTATTCGTCAGATGCTTCAGGATGCTCAAGAGTGGCCTTTTACTTTAGTAACATATGAGCAGACACTAGTTGCTGGAACTAATACATATGACTTTCCTGCTGACTACTCTAAAGCAGACTGGGATACATTTTATATTAAACAACTTACTTCAGAAAACAACACACCTAAAAAATTAAAATTAATTACATATGATCAATACTTATCTAAGTTTAGAAGTGTAGAAGATTTAGGCGGAGATAATGGTAGATCTGATCCTGACTATGTTTACTTAACACAAGATACAAAATTTGGAGTTACGCCTATACCAAATGCAGCGTATGTTATAGAGTATAGATATTGGAAGTATCCAGCGGATCTCACAGCTTACGATGATACAGCAATTATACCTGATAGATTTAAACATGTTGTTATTGATGGTGCTATGATGTATATGATGTTGTTTAGATCTAACGAACAAAGTGCATCTATGCACAGTAAAAAGTTTGAAGACGGTATTAAGATGATGCGTAGATTAGTTGTAGATCAACATATCAATGTTATATCTACAGTAATACAAAGGTCTAATTATACCGCAAATGTTGATAACTTTTAAGTATGGCTGACGCTTTACAAACATATGTCTCTGTTTGTGCAGGGGGTCTTGTTACTAACGTTGACCCACTTACTCAAAGTAACTCTTTGTCAGGCAGCGCAGTACGTCTAATTAACATGGAGCCATCTTTAGAAGGTGGTTACAGACGCATAAGCGGTTACGCAAACTCTTATGGTACACTTCCCGGTACTGGTAAAGTTTTAGGTCTTAATGTAAACGGTGAAATAAATCAAGGAATACTTGGTTGTAGAAAACCGTCCTCTGGAAATAACTACTTACATTGGTATAACCACTACTACGATGTAGCACTAGGATCAGGGCAAGGCTCTGGTTTTTCTGTAGGTGAAACTCTTACAGGTGTAGTTAGTTCAGGAGATGCAACTACAGTAGCAGCAACAGGTACTGTAATATCTAAAACTTCTGATGCTCTTGTAGTAGACTTTGGTAAATTGCCTAGTAATATTTTTGCTACAGGTAATGTTATTACAGGCGGTACATCTACTGCAACAGGTACAGTAGCAAGTACACCTACAGTCAAAGGTTGGCAAGCAGTATCATCTGCAGGTAGTCCTACCATGACAGGGGTTGACGTTGTAAGGTTTGAGCGTTATAATTGGACTGAAGAAGTCCTGCTACTAACAGACGGTATTAATCCTGCTGCCAAATATAACGGTACTACATACACACAGATTACACATACTAATGCTCCAAACAATCCACAATTTGCTAGTGCCTTTGCAAATCACTTATGGTTAGCTGGAGATCCTGACGAACCATTTAATATTTACTTTTCATCCCCTAATGCTGATACAGACTTTGATCCAGCAAATGGGGCTGGTGTTATCAACATAGGCTTTACTGTAACTCAGTTAAAAGCATTTCGTAATCAACTTTATGTATTTGGTCAAAACCAGATTAAACGTATTGTTGGAGACAACTACTCTAACTTTAGTGTAGAAAATGTTACTAATGACTTAGGTTGTGTTGCTCCTGATACTGTAGTAG